CCAAGATACATTTCGTTTTACAGAAGCGAACGCTTCGTTCTGGAAAATCGCAACGCTTCGTTTTGCGGATTATATATTGTCATGATGGACCCGAGCGATTTGTATATTGTAGACCCGGTTACAGGAAAGCTAAAGTTGAAATCTCCCAGACAGATGCCTAAGCGTTTGAGAAATGCCATGAAGAAGATAAGCAATGACAAGGGTAAGGTAAGCTATGAGTTCAACGGTAAGGTGGAAGCGGCGAAGCTTCTGGCCAGCATGAACGGATGGAACGCGCCACAACAGATTTCCATCGGAGGTAATCAAGGTGGAAATATCAATGAAATTCGTATAGGTTTTGACCAAGAAGAGGAGTAAATTCTAAAAAATAGAACGATAGTATTAGAAAAAATACGGGAGTTATACAAAAAATACTCTCATAATTCTAAAAAATAGAACATTTATGCTCATAAATCACAAGAAACTCAATCCGAATGCATTTTACCTGCTGAAATATCTGAATGATGCCACTATTCGATTCATCATCCTGTATGGCGGTTCTTCATCGGGTAAGTCTTTCAGTGTAGCACAGGCTGTGCTTATACAGACATTGCAGGACGGGGAGAATACGCTTGTGATGAGAAAGGTCGGGGCTTCTATCAGCAAGACCATCTATGAAGATTACAAGGTAGCGGCATCATTATTAGGAATCACACAATACTTCAAGTTTAACCAGAATGTAATCAAGTGTCTGTATAACGGAGCAAAGATAGATTTCTCCGGATTGGATGATCCTGAAAAGATTAAGGGTATCAGTAACTACAAAAGGGTACAGCTTGAGGAGTTGTCAGAGTTTGAGTATGCGGACTTGAAGCAGATTCGTAAGCGTCTTCGTGGTAAGAAGGGTCAGCAGATTATTGCGGACTTCAACCCGATATCAGAGACTAACTGGATAAAGAAGGATTGGCTGGATCATGAGAAACTGCATGATGTTCCTATGGTTGTAGAGATTGGCGGAAGGATAATACCTGCAGAACTGACAAAGGTGAAGTCTTTGAAGATGAACGAGGGACGCTCAATAGTGAATCCTAAAACTAAGGAAATAGAGGAATATCCTCCAAATATGGTCGTTATACAGACAACATACCTGAATAACTTCTGGGTTGTAGGTTCACCGGATGGAACGTATGGATACTACGATGAGCAGTGTGTGATGGACTTCGAGCATGACCGGATTCATGACCCGGACTACTACAATGTGTATGCGTTGGGAGAGTGGGGTGTAATCAAGACCAAAAACGAGTTCCTCGGTTCGTTCAATGTAGGAAAGAACAGCGGTGAATACTGTTACATACCAGGATTGCCGATTCATCTTTCAGTGGACAGCAACGTGTTGCCGTACATATCTGTAAGCTACTGGCAGGTAGACCTGAGCAAAGGTAAGGATATGTACCAGATTGCCGAGACCACGGCAGGAAGTCCGAACAACAGCGCAAGACGTGCCGCAAAACTCGTGTCCAAGCGGCTGCAGGAATTCGGCTATGATGACAAAGTATATCTGCATGGCGATTCATCGGCTAAATCTGCAAATACCATTGACGATGACAAGCGGTCTTTCATGGACCTGTTCATCGAAACATTGAAGAAAGACAACTGGATTGTTGAGGATAAGGTCGGTAACAGGAACCCGTCCGTATCAATGACCGGTGAGTTTGTCAATGCTGTTTTTGAGAAATCATTGCCAGGCCTCAGCATAAGCATAGACGATGGATGCAGGGTATCAATCGAGGACTACCAGAGCGTCCAGAAGGATGCCAATGGCGCAATACTCAAGACAAAGACAAAGGACAGCGTAACGAAACAATCCTATGAGGAACACGGGCACCTGACGGATACATTGAGATATGTTGTCCATGACATCATGTACGAGGAATACTCCCGGTTCTCAAGCCGGCGTAAACGTAACATGTATTCTGACCGAAGCGTGTTCGGATTCTTCAATCCTTCAGTTGAGTATCAGTATTCACAGAAGATTGTGTACATCATGCCGAATATTGGAGGAAGGTTCTATATGTGCCAGGTTGCCAGATGCGGAGAAAAATGGCATGTTCTTGACCTTGTCATGAAAGAAACGGTATCACTCGAAGAAATGAAGTCGGTTATCTGTTCACATGATGCCGGAACGTACATTGTAGAATCGTCACCTGCATATTACCAGATGGCAAGGGAGCTGAGAAATACGCTTCCGGAAGTAAGGATTAAGAAAGAATATCAGGATATGGACAAGAGAATAGCTGCCACGTCTGATTTCATCAAGTCATACTTTCTGCTTTCCGAAACCGGAATGGAAAATGATGAGTATATGGCATTCATAACTGAAGTCCTTGACTACAATGAGGGAAATATAAGCGGAGCCAGTGCTCTATTGAGCGGTATGGCATATACTGTCATAAAATTAGGATGAATCCTAAATCTTTACAATTATTTGATATATAGTATTTTATGATGTATATTTCTTGCCTCGTACATTTCAAGATTTTTTGATCTCTAACATCGTATATACCCATAATTTATCTTTGTCATATAAGGATAAACTATGGGATATACAATTTTAAAACAGGATACAATTCCGGTTTGTGCCGGACTGAAAATGGCCGGTGAACCACAGACGGTGTCAACGCCAAAGGAGGGTGTAAAATCCGGTGGTGACATTGACCGTTGTGACGTATATGAGTTGTTCGTATCCCCACTGGTTTGCGGCCATAATTACATGGAACTGTTCCGTTCAGTTCCAGAAGTATTCTTTCCGATTGATTACATTGCTTCACGTATATCAGGTTCCGGATTTCAATTGAAGAAGGTAAAGGATGACAGCGTGGTCTGGGAGAACAAGAGAATGAACCAGATTCTCACAAAGCCAAATTGTCTTATGTCCTGGAACGAGATGATATATTCCCACTTCGTGTATAAGCTGTGTACTGGCAATGCCTTCTTTCGTGCAGCTATGGGAGAAACATTCAAGAACCAGCCTAAGTGGAAATGGTGTGACAATTTCTGGGAACTTCCTGCTGATTTTGTGAATGTAGAGCCTAACATCGGTGCCAATATTCCAATCTTCGGAATAGCATCTGAAGATGATATTATCCGTTGTTACCGGCTTAATTACGGATATGTGAGTACGATGGAAATTCCTTCATATCAGATATGGCATGACCGTGACGGCTCACCAGAATATATGTCAATAAACGGATTCCTGAAATCACAGAGCAGGTTGGCTGCTCATCTGAAACCTATTTCCAACCTTCTTGCTGTATATGAAGCAAGAAACGTGATTTACGTTAAACGTGGTGGTTTGGGGTTCCTGGTATCAAACAAGAAGGATGAAGCAGGTACCGCAGCAATGACAGAAGATGAAAAGAAGGAAATACTTGACAGCCATTTTGGAAAATTCGGGCTGGACCAACGTAGACTTCCTTATGGTTTAAGTGATGTTCCTCTGTCGTTCGTTAGGACAAACCTTACCATCAGTGAGTTGCAGCCATTTGAAGAAACCCTGACTGATGCTATACAGATAGCCGGAGCATACGGTATTCCTTCAGTGCTGGTACCGCGTAAGGACCAGGCGACATTCAGCAATCAGGCAACAGCGGAAAAGGCTGTATATACATCTACCATCATACCGATGGCCAAGAAATTCTGCAAGCAACTCTCTGCATTTCTTGGACTTGAGGAAGGTGGTTATTACTTGGATTGTGATTTCTCTGATGTGGATTGCCTGCAACAGGGATTGAAAGAGGCAGAGGAAGTGAAAACACTTATAAATACTAGATGTAAGGAACAGTTCCTGAGCGGCCTCATCAGCATAAACGACTGGAGGGCGCAAATTAAGGAAAGCAGATTCGAAGAACCTATGTTTGACAAGACTTTGTTCGAGATGTCAGACGAGGAGAGAGAGATAGTAAAGAATGTAATTAGTCTTAACACAAAAAGTGAAGTTGAAAATGGAAGAGAAAACCAAGAGCCTACAGTACAAGACGAAGGCGAATGATGTGGATGAGAAGGGTATCGTAACGGTAGCTGTGAACGGTATCGGTGTGAAAGACTCACAGAACGACATTTCCATGCCTGGTTCCTTTAATAAGACGTTGAAGGAAAATATCGGTAGGATGAGATGGTTTCTGAATCACCGTACAGACCAGTTGCTTGGCGTTCCACTTAGTGGAGAAGAAAAAGAAGGAAACCTAATCATGGTTGGCCAGCTTAATCTTGAGAAGCAGATTGGACGTGATACATTGGCGGATTACAAGCTGTATGCGGAGAATGGAAGAACACTTGAACACTCTATCGGTGTGAAAGCAATCAAGCGTGACGAGACTGACCCGTGCAAGGTACTTGAATGGAAGATGTTCGAGTATTCTACTCTGACAAGCTGGGGAAGCAATCCTCAGACATTCCTTGTCAATCTAAAGTCAGGTACACAGGAGCAGGTGAAAGATGCCATTGAATTTGTCCGGAAAGCGTTCAGGAATACCGATTATTCGGAAGAACGATTAAAACAATATGATATGGAACTGAATCTACTTCTTAAAGCAATTAATGGAGGTAACGTGGTTACTTGTCCTCATTGCGGACACCAGTTTGATTACGATGAACAACATGAGCATACATTTACTCAGCAGGTGCTTGACAATGTTGCCATGTATTCAAGCTGGTTGACTGACCGTATTGTAAGCCAGGAGATAGACAAGCTGGAACCGGAAGTACGTGCAGAAGTTATTGCACTTATTGATTCCGTGAAGTCGGAAGGACTGGAGTTGACCGAGAAGTCTGTACAGAACTTTATGGCATACGTACGTTGTCCGGCATGTTATGGAAAAGTATATAGAAGTAACGCCTTGTTGCAGGATAATAGCACAAACATCTTCTCCGGAAAGTCTGAGCCGTTGAATGACACTCAGGATAAAACTGAAGGGGCGCAGGAAGATGATGATGTTAAGAAAAAAGCCGCTGATAGCACTTCTTTCTTCGGTCCTTTGAATAAGGTATTTAGTAATAATGATTAAAATTTTAATTGAAGATGAAGAAATTTACAGTTGAAGATTTCGGTCTTAAGACTGACGGTCTGCCTCAGGAACAGGCTACATTTATGAAAAACATCGCACAGATGATGTGTAATGTTATCAACAAGGCGATGGAGGGTGTTATCTCTCCGGAAGATATGGAAAGCAAATTGAAGGGGCTCAACGAAAAGCTGAACGGCTATGATGATGAGAAGTTCAAGCAGCTTGCTAAGGATAACGAGGAACTCATTAAAACGGTTAAAGGTCTTGGTGAGACTATCGAGAAGCTGAAATCTAAAGGTATCGGCATGGAAGTTATCAACAAGTTTGATGAAAAACTGAACGAAATGCTTGATTCAGAGAAATTCAAGGAATTCGCGTCTGGTAATTGCCGTAAGTCGGGTGTGTTTGAAGGTTTCTGTTTGAAGGACATTGTATCAATGACAGATAACTATACAGGAGACCACCTTACTACTCAGCAGCAGAATCGTGTAGTTTCGCAGGTAGCCAACAAGCGTGTCCATATGCGTGATGTTATCACTACATTGCAGGGAGATCCGAAGTACCCGAATCTTGCGTTCACACAGGTGTATGATTTTGACAGGAATGCGCGTTATGTCACTGAAAACGGAAAACTGCCTGAATCAAGCCTTAAGGTAAAAGAACAACAGACTGGTACAAAGCGCCTCGGTACCCATATCCGTCTGTCAAAGAGAATGCTCAAGAGCCGTGTGTTCATCCGTTCATTCATCCTGAAGATGCTGCCTGAGGCTGTATACAATGCAGAGGACTGGAATATCTTGTTTGGTGACGGCAATGGAGAAAACCTGCTTGGTATTGTCAACCATTCAGGAGTGTTGCCCATTGAGGAAATCATCAGCGATTCTATTGTAAGCGGTGTTGCAGGTTCCGTCAAGTCTGTATCCGGATACAACTCAAACAAGGATACGATTGTAGAGTTTGCCAATCCGCAGGACTTGATTCTCGATGGTATGACTATCACCTTTACTGGCGCCACCGGAATTACAGCGCTTAATAGTGCAAATCAGCTGATTAAGATTAATGACCGCCAGATTCTCCTGAAGGGCGTTGCATATTCGGAAGAGAGTTCTGCCGCATCAATGACCTTCAAGGTAAGCGATGGCGCGTTCAAGTCAGTAGAAGAGCCTAACTCGCTGGATGTTGTCAAGACCGGTTTTGCTGTAATGACATACGCACAGTACACGCCGAATGCTATTGCATTGAATCCTATCACTGTAAACGCTATGGAAAGCGAAAAGGACACAACCGGACGCAATCTTGGTATTATCCAGACGGTAGGAGGCGTTAAATACATTGCAGGACGTCCTATTATCGAGACAAACAACATTCTGCCGGGAAAGTATCTTATCGGTGATTTCAACATGGCCGCTTCCCTTGTGGATTACACCTCTTTGACTCTTGAATGGGCTGAGGATGTGGAAAGCAAGCTGCAGAACGAAGTTGTCCTCATTGCTCAGGAAGAGGTGATTTTCCCGGTATATATGCCGTGGGCATTCGCCTATGGCAGCCTTGCTTCACTCAAGGAAGCTATCACTATATCATGATGCCTATGTATTTGCTTGATGGAGATAGGAAGGCTCTTGAATCTGTCATAAAAGAACAGCGTATCCGTATTGGCCGTGGGTTGATAACTGTCACCCCGGTCTCGGAAGCTGGTCTTGTTTCGGAAGAGGATGTCAAAAAGACATTCGAGAGCCAGCGGAAAGTCATTGATGAACTTTCTGAGAAGAACAAGAGGTACGAGAAAGAGATTGATGGACTGAAAGCCAAACTGACAGAACTTGATTCACATGCGGATGATACTAAGGATGTTCCGGAAGAGGACAATAAAAAGGTTGGACAGACCGACACAAAGGAGGTTTCTTCCGAGGATGATAAGGCAGCCGATGTTCAGGACGAGAAAAAAGTTTCTGCTTCGAAATCGAAAAAATAAGGAATTGTCATGCTGATAGATGTGTCATATTTTGTAGCGGGAAGCCGTCATATCCAGAACGCTTCAATTTCCAATACTGCAGGTGCAGATTCACTCGCAGTAAAAGGAGTGATAGAGTCTTACATCAAGGAATTGCAACCAGTCTTTCTTGATGCGATGCTGGGGGAAAAGGAAGCATCCTATGCTATGGATTTCCTTGATATGCCTGTCGGTGAAGATGCTGGCGGCGAACCTTCAAAGTATGAAGCCGTTTGCGATAAATTGAAAGAGCCGTTTGCCGATTTCGTGCTGTACCACATACTTCGTGACGCCTCATCGGAAGCTACAATAACTGGGAATGTCCGGCTGAAGTGTGCCAATGAGTACATTTCACCTGTCAATGCCCAGGTTATTGCATGGAACAGGATGGTTTCCGCCAATGTGAAGTTCATCCAGTGGGCGCGTGATGGTAATTGTCCGATTGACCTTGTCACACAGACTAACATGTTGATTAAGATTAACCAGTTCAATCTATGAAAGGTATCGTTGAGATTATTGGAGATGTAGTAAAGGAAATGAGTGGGAACCTTACAATCGTAATGCCTGCTGACATCGAGAATGACAGGTTCGAGGAAGTTAAGAATCCTGAACTGAACTACATATTTGGTTCGGCCCGGTATGTGAAGGATAAACTTGATGAATACAGCAAAGTACCTTCAACATCAGAACCTAAGTTCCCGCTTGTCGTACTGTTCTGTCCTGTAACAGAGAAGAGAGACAGTCTGGACTATTATTCAAAGGTTTCACTGAATATCCTTATAGCGTGTTCATCAACTAAGAGCTGGAGCAATGAACGGCGTCTGTATGCTTCATTCATCAACATTCTTCGACCAATTTATGAAAGGCTGATTGAGGTAGTCAGAAATGATGGAAGGTTTGATATATACTATGACAGCATCGTTCCGCATGAATATTCTGAGAACTACTCGTATGGCAGATACGGAGCCTATACGGAATCCGGAGAGGAAGTGAGCGAGCCTATTGATGCCATAAATATACGCTCGATGGAATTAATTGTTAAAAATCAAAGTTGTTGTAGGTAATGAGAAATACAAGAGTGTGCGAAAGCGCAGAAATGAATACCGGTGGTTCGGCCTGCAAGGTTGACTGGGGTAAGGTAAAAGGTGCAATACTTGTTGAGCATGGAGTAAAACTACCGGCAAATATTACTGCCGATGAGTTGGAAAAAAAGTGTCATGCTGACAGACCAGGCAGAATTTATCCTATTCATACATTCGTTGAATATGCGAAGAATGGTGGTGAAGCTCAGGTTAGTGCTGTGGGATATGGAGCGAACCAGTACAATGGCCTCAACGCTCAGACAGATACTTTCACGCTTCCTCGTTTTGATGAAATTCTGAATGCTGAGCTGTTGCGTTGTGCTAACAAGGAATGGGATGTGTACTTCTGGGATTCAAACAGAATGCTTATCGGTTACAATGATGGAACTGATATTCTTGCCGGAATTCCGATGTCAACAGTATATCCAGGTGCCACACCGTTCAGCACAAGCAGTGCGAAGTCAAGTATGACGGTAAATTTCTGCCACATGGATGCAGAAGACAGCCAGTTGAACTTTGACTACTTGAAGTTGGATTTCAATCCTGCGAATGTTATTAAAGGATTGACTGAGGTCATGTTGGTTGAAAATGAAAGCAACAAATTCAAGATTATTGAATGTGTCGGCGGTTATGACAGAACTGCAGAATTTGCCACTGCATTGTCCTCAGGTGCATCCGAGGTATTTGAAGGGGTTACATCAGCTTCGTATGAGGACGGTTATCTCACAATTACTCCTGGTGACGGTGAGATTTCAGTTAAATCACCTTCTGTTCTGTACGAGAAAGATGTCAAATGGGTTGAATTTGTTAAGGTGGTCAAAGCGTCATGATTGTAGATGGAGTCAATTTTGTGGAAAAGCAGGTCAAGATGATGTCGAAAAAGAAATTCATTGATACTCACATGACCTGTATCTGGCAGAAAGTTGCTGAGGAGAATCGAAGAAAGAAACTTTCTGACGTGTATGACCGGATTGCTTGTAAGTCTGTAAAGGATGCTGACGGTGAGTCTGCTGATAAGTGATGGTTTTGGTTGATTAAGCCGGGCGGAAGTCCGGCTTTAATTTTAATTGTATGTATGGCTGATTTCGAGAAATTGGAGAATGTGATAAACAGAATTGCATCAGGATTTGAAAAGTCATGTATGGATTGCCTTCAGGAAAACAATATAGAAATTGCAGACCTTGTAAGGGAACAGCTATATTCTGGTCTTGACGGTAATACAGACAGTCTGAGGCCGGGTTATTCTGATGATCCGTATTTTCATGAGACTACCTCCATATGGCATAACAATCCTGACGGATATATAGCATGGAAAAAGAAGATAACACCTCCGATAAAAAGCCCGAGACTGAATCTTCCTCCAAGGCCTGTTGATGTTCCTAACTTGTATATCACCGGTCCGTTCCATGAAAGTATCCGCGCATCTGTTGCAGGTGATACTCTCTCGATTGATACCGTTGGATTTGTGGATGGTCCTGACATAGTAAGGAAATACGGTAATGACATTCTGATGTTGGGAAAGGACGCAAAAGAGTATGTTGTACTTCAACTTCTCGAGCCTTTTTTGAAACGTTTTTTCAAACAATGTGGGTATAAATGATGGGATGCGGTTGCGAGAATAAGAAAATCATGTCTGACTATGAGCGTGTGGCCATGCTTGCAAAAAAAGCTGCCATGCTGGATGGATGCGTGTACGTTGTGTACAGGAAGAGTGACGGTACCTATTCGTTCGACAAGGAAGGTACTAAGGTGGATGGCGTTATTGTTGAATATAAACATTATTTGTGATGGGAAATTTAAAATTGAAGGACTTCGTCGATGAGGAATCATTGAAGAAGCTGCAGGAACTTGGCAGCACAATATCAGATGTAAGGCAGAATTACAAGGATGCTGCCTCAGAACTTATCAAAGGGCTTACTATTGATGTCAAGGTCAAGGGAGACATTGACAAGTTGCAGGCTATATATAATACTCAGGCTAATAATGTATCTTCCGCATCGGATAAGCTTACTGAGGCATTCAGAAAACAATCTGAGGTTGCCGAACAACTTATGAAGAAGATAAAGGAAAAAGCAGATGCGGAAAATCTGAGTACAAAAGAGGTTAAGGAATTGTCTAAGGCATCAGCAGAAGCATCAAAGGCAATGCAGCAGGCTGCAAAGGCTGAGGAGGCAATGAATAAGTCCCAGAAAGCTGCGAACACTACAAGAAAGTCTGCTACCATGACCGAGGAGGAGCGCATCAGGATAATCAAGGAAGCGATTTCGCTATCCGATAAGGAAGTGCATAGCATTGAGGAAGCAAATGAAGTTAATAAGAAATTGCGTCAGGCTGTCAGGCTTGTTCGTGATACTGATGAGGATTACAGGAATACGCTCGGTAAGCTGAATTCTACCATAGGCGTAAACACAGATTACATTAAGCGTAACAGTGACCGGTACACGCAGCAGAAGATGACCATCGGTAATTACAAGGAAGAGGTTAAGGCTGCATGGATGGAACTAAACCATCTTAATGATTCTATGGGCAGCTTTGGAATCATATCAGGAAGTTTTGGTGATTCCCTTCAATCTCTTGGTAATGCTGGAAGTATGCTTGAAGGATTGTCCGGTATAGGAAAGATATTCCAGAATAAGTGGCTGTTGGGACTTGGAGCTGTTGGTGCTGCCGGTGCCGGAATAGGATGGTGGGTGAACTACAATAAGGGACTAACAGAGGCTACAAGACTTACCCAGCAGTTCACTGAGAAGTCAGGAGAGGACCTGAAGGCTTATCGCACGGAAGTGCAGGCGATTGCAGACTTCTATGGTAAAGACTTCAAGGAGGTATTGATTGGTGCAAATGCTGTATCGAAGCAGTTTGGTATATCCGCTGAAGAATCACTGAAACTGATTCAGGACGGATTCATTGCCGGTGCCGATGCAAACGGTGAGTTCCTGGACACTCTTAGGGAGTATCCTGCATACTTTAAAGAAGCTGGGATAAGCGCTGAAACATTCATCGCAATTACTGCCCAGGCTGCTAAGTCTGGTATCTATTCTGATAAGGGTGTGGACGTTATCAAGGAAGGTAATCTCCGTATCCGTGAGATGACTACCGCTACAGCCTCAGCACTCGAAGGTATCGGAATATCCGCAGATAAGGTTCAGGAACAGCTTAGAACAGGTCAGAAAACCACATTCGACATTATACAGATGGTTTCACAGAGACTTAGTGACTTACCTGACAGTGCGTCTGTCGTAGGTACCGCTCTTGCTGACATATTCGGTGGCCCTGGTGAAGATGCCGGATTGCAATATGTACGAACATTGAAGGATATTAAGACTAACCTCGGAGATGTTAAGGCTGAAACAGGTGAATTAGGGAAAGCACAGGAAGATATGATTGAGAGCCAGAAGTTGCTTTCTAAAGAGTTGTCATTATTGTTTGATGCGACTGGAGGATCATTCGAAACAATGTCAGCAAAAATAAAGAGCTCTATTGCGTCAATGAATGCAGATTTGCTTGCGTTTGTTCGTCGTGGAATTGAGAGTGTTGAGGAGCTTTCTGATAGGGAAGAAAAACAAGCGAGGGCTGAGGGTGAGAGATATGCAGATACGGACGTTGTCAAACAATATGAGAAAATCAATAAGGCAAGAGAACAGTATGTCAAGCAAGGGATGTCAGAGGAAGAAGCCTTTAAAAAGGCTAAGGAAGAACGTCTTGACATGATGAAGCGTTCATTGAAGTATGAGGAACAGAATTTGAAGGAAGCTGTAAGCTTAAATGAAAAATACTATGATGAATATCAAAATGCAAGTCTGTGGAAACAGATGTTTGGTATTGACAGAACTAATGCTTCTATAAATTCAGACATCAAAAGTTCGTGGGGAGAAAGAATGTCTGCAGAGAGAGGAGTATCCAATCTTAGAAGTCAGATTTCACTTGTAGAAAACTACCAGATGCCTGGTGCTAATACAAAGACCGGAATATCTACAGAAACTGAGGATGAAAAATCTGCACGTCTTGAAGCGGAAAAATCGTTGCAGGAATCACGTATTGCATTGATGGAAGAAGGACTTGATAAGGAACTGGCCACAATCCGCTATGGTTACCAGCAGAAGATTGATGCCGTAAAAGGTAATTCATCCGCAGAAATGGCATTGAGAAAATCGTTACTTCAAGAAATGAACAACGAATTGGCGAAGGCTTCTGAGGAGTATGAAAAGAATCGTGCAAGTATTGACCTTCAGAACCGTCTGGCCGCAGTGGAGAAGGGCAGTGAAGAGGAATTGTCTGTACGTCTTGAAATACTGGAAAGGCAGAAAGAGGCTGAGATTGAAGCGGCTGAAAGCAACGGTGCGGATATAAGCCTTATCGAACAGAAATACTTGAACGAGAAACGTAAGCTTTATGAAGAGTATGCGGCCGATGAAGTTGAGGAAATCGCCAAATCGGCGGCGGCTCAGCAGGTTGTACGCAATGCCCAGTACAATTCCGAGATGAAGGAAATGGAAAAGGCTTTTGCTTCCGGTCTGATCAGCAGGGAAGAATACGAGAATGAGAAAGCAATGCTTACAGAAAAATACGCCATTGATACAGCCAAGGCTACAGTGTCTTCACTGGAGGAACAATTGTCAGTCGAGGAATTGAATGCTGATAAACGTGAAGCCATAGCCGAAAAGTTGCAGAAGGCGAAAGAGGATTTGGCAAAGGCTGAAGCTGATGCAGAGATAAATGAAATGGAAAGAGTAAAGAAAAAGGAAGAGGATATGGAGGATGAACGGAATGAAAGAATCCAGAAAAGCATTAACATTGCTATGGATGCCTTTTCCACGATTGCCGACTTCGCTTCTACGATGTATCAGCGTGACATCGAAGAACTGGAAAATCAGCAGGAAGCCAACGAGGAAGCCTACAATGCCGAAGTGGAACGTGCCGACGCGCTGGCCGAGAGCGGAGCCATTTCAGAAGAAGAGGCGGAAGCGAGGAAAAGAGCTGCTGAAGTTGAAACGTCAAGGAAGAATGAGGAACTTGAGAAAAAGAAAGTGCAGTTGCAGCAGAAACAGGCTAAGTGGGATAAAGCCGTGCAGATTGCACAGACTGGAATTGCAACGGCACGTGGTATAATGGAAGCATGGCAATTGGGACCTGTTCTTGGAGCTGTTATGGCTGCTGTTGTCGCTGCTATGGGAGCCGTTCAGGTGGCCACCATTGCGGCCACTCCCATTCCGGCATACAAGGAAGGCACGAAAGCCGGGGGACACGTGGGAGGGCTGGCGGTTGTCGGGGATGGCGGAAGGCCGGAGCTTGTCGTTTTCGGCGGCAGTTCATGGATTACCCCTGACAGGCCGACCCTTGTAGACCTGCCGAAAGGCGCGGAGGTCTTTCCGGACATCAGCGACATCACAAGGTGGGATGACGTGCGTTCCGATATCCCGTATCTGGTGAATGACAACAGTTCCGGAACCGTTGTAGTGAATGACTACAGCGGTCTCAGCCGTGAGATGAAAGGTCTGCGCAAGGATGTGCGTATGCTGATGAAGAGCCAGCACCGTGACGCACGGGCTGCGCAGTATGAACTGTATAAAAGGACGAGGATATGACAGACACATTGAGCAGACTTCCGCTCTGCGATTTCATAGAGATGGTATGCGGAAACAGAAAGGTGTTGCTTGAAGAAGGGGAAAAGGAAGGTCCGGAACTTGACAGGGTAGCGGCAGACCTGCTCTATTCCTATCAGTGCATAGTGAACCCTTCCGGAACGGAAGCCGCGCTGATGGACAAGGAGGAACGGGTCAAGCTGAAATGCAGGATGACGGCCGCGAAGATCATGAACGCGCTGCTTTCCCTCAATGCGGATGATGATGTCGCTACCCTGCTTTCGGAAATGGGATATAAAGAGAGAGGACATAAGGAGATGCAGGAAAGGGTCGGCCGTATCCTTGCGGAGGTCCGGTATCTTCAGAAACGCATCGATGACAGCGGTGCCGGCACTGGGACTGTACGGAGGTCGCCTGATGAAGTCAGAAATTCGTTTGACAGAGAGATCGCCTTCCTCATGACCTATTTCAGGATGAATATCGATCCGAGGACTACTACTGCGGGCATCTATGCGAATATGCTGCATCAGGCTGACGTTGAGATAAAGGGAAGGCTCCGCCGCAGGTGACGGAGAGGATTTTGTCCGTCTTTTTTGATTCCGTACCGAATTATTTTCCGTGTCCTTAGTAACAACGGTTACACTAATAATCGTAGAAGACATGGAAAATAAAGTTGAAGCGGGCCTTTTCCTTGCCCGTATAGAAAGGAAATGTGACGTAATCATTGGTATGCTTCATGACCTTGCCGGAAATCCGGACTTCCTTATAGAATCTCTCAGGAAGTCCGTTGAAAAGCAGAGAAACGAATCCGGGTTCAGGATGGAAATACGCCGCGGGCATGGAACTGGAGCAGACCGTGGTTGAGCAGTATCGGTGGATACTGGGACTGGCGAAGAAGTATTGCCGCAATGCGATGGATGCGGAAGACCTTGCAGGGGAGACGATATGCAAGATTCTGTGCAACAAGGGGAAGTTTGATCCAGGAAGGTCTTTCAGGCCGTGGTGCAGCGTGATTATGCTGAATACGTACATAACCTCATATAACCGCAATTCGTCGGTGAGGTTCGAATCCGAAGAAAGGGCTTCCGTCGTGGCCTCGCCGGGAAGTGCGGACGACATGCTTCTGGTGAACGAACTGGAACGCATAATAGAGGAATGCAGGGAAGTGTCCTGTGCCGTGGACTGCGCCCTCATGTATGCGGAAGGGTATTCATACGATGAGATAGCGCATGAGCTGGAAATACCCTGCGGGACGGTCCGGAGCCGGATTTCATATGCGAGGAACATGATAAGGAAACGTCTGTCATTCAAAAGTTAATAATGGTTTGTCCGTTTGTCATGGCGAAGTTTCCGTTTGCAAAAACGGATATTCTGAACTATCTTTATAGATGTAATGAATTGGAAGTCAAACATATAAATTATTGTCATTATGGAAAAGAAAGGGTTCAGAGTAAGAGTCATGATGTATGCGCACCGGCTTGCGGAATCAACCGGAAAAGCCTGGCCGGTCTGTCTTATGAAGGCATGGGAACTTTACAGGCTCGCTAAGCGGATGAGAGCCGGCATCGTCAGGTTCGCCTATCAGAAGATTGACGGAACCGTCAGACATGCGAACGGGACTTTGCATAATCTTCCGTATGGGAAAAGGGTGGCGAAGCCGGGATACAGGACTTTCACTTATTATGACGTGGACAAGTCTGAATTCAGATGTTTCAGGATTGAGAACCTCGTGACGATTTATTGAAGTCCTCCTCCTGCGGCATTGCCGCAAGAGGCTGGATTGCCGGAGATGCACTGTCTGTCCGGCAAAATGGTCAAGACGAACTTTCGGTTTGCAAAGGGTTGATATATACACTTTTATGTGCGAATGGCAGTGGGCGGACGGATTCAAGAAACAGGGGAAACCGTAATGATGTTCCCTATTTCCTTATATTTGCTTGAAACGAAATATCCGCTGGTATGAAGTGCAAGTATTATATGGTTCTGGGGCATGACAGTGTGAACATCAACTCCCCCTCATGTGTGGACATCTCTTCAGAAATATCGAATCTTGACGAGTTGAAGATGTCCTATGTCCGTTCGGACTATGGCGGTGTGATACGGAAATGCGGAAGTTCCGTCAGCCTTGTCGGCGATGCGCGGGACAGGATTGTCGAGTATTATGGCCGCAACAGGCTGAAGTCTGTCGGAGCGTTCGCCGTGTACAGCCTTAACGAGGACTGGACATACAGCCTTCTGTTTGAATGTCCGTTCGATTTTTCCACATTCAAGTGCGACACATATACGGCGGAAATCGGCTGTCTGGACAATTCGGTCGCCGCCGTTCTCAAAGCCAACAACGGCACAAAGTTCGAACTTCCAGTTTCTGAAATAAAGGAAACGAAACGTCTGAGGTTCGACGGGGTGCGCCTGCTGTCCACGGCACGTTTCGTCTTTGCCGGAAGTTCCGTGGACGATGAATCTTACACTGTCAGGGAAAACTATGACTGCAGCGGCTATGTATATTACTTCCCTCCGGTGTCGTATGCCGAGACTGATGTACAGTTTGAAGGTGACGTGACGTTCCATGACCAGACGGAGGCGTTGTCCGGAAAAATGGACATGACCTCTCCGTGGCTGACGGCAGAACCGAACAGGAACAGGGACAGCTGTTTCCTTGAGGCCAACCGGAATGTGACGCTTGATGTGGATTTTGCCGGAATTGGGGTCGAGGCAACCAACAAGGTGACCGGAAACGTTACTGACTTGATGGTTTCCGTCTACAAGATTCCTGTTTCGGGTGATCCGGTGCAGGTGGCGTCAGCCCAGATAGGACACATGTACAGCTTTTCTGTCGGGCTCGCTTCCGGGGAAAGGCTCCAGCTGTGCCTTCACCGGCTCCAGTTCATATCGGTAACCAGTCTTGGAGTATGTTCGTTCAGGTTCTACAATCTTGGAAGTGTGCGCTGGAAAAGTACGGGTGAAATAAGCTATATCGATGTGGTGAAGCCTTTGTCCGTGCTGGATGCGCTTATAGGCAAAATGGGCATGTCGCAGTATGTCAGGGGGGATATCCGTTCGATGTCGGACAATGTCCTTCTGGTTGCCGGTGAATCGATCCGGAACTTTTCAGAAGCTAAACTGCGCACTTCTTTCAGAGAGTTCTGCAAGTTTCTGGAAACCGTTGCCGGACTTGTGTATGTGATAGAGCCTGATGATGCCGGGGACGGAGGTTCCGGAGGGGATGGCGGAGGAGATACGGATGTGTCGGAGGATTATGAAGTCGAAGATATCGCCGTTGATGCCGATGAAGTCTGCCGTTACGGGAAAACGAGTTCCGATTTGCCTTATAAGGAAGATAACAATGTTACGATGCCGGACGGAGTCAGTCTGGTGAGGGTAGAGTATTGCGAAGACTGGTATTTTGCCGGACTGGGAAGCGACGGGTTTTATTATCTCGGCCTTTTTCCGACATCGGACAAGTATTTTATCTTCAATCTGCTCACATATGAAGTAAACGACGATAACGTTCTCTTTGACCTTGTAGGCGGAAAGTTCTATATAACCGATACTCCGAACAAGCGTCTGGAGGACTATACTCTCCGGACCCTTGATCTGGCGAGATATAATCATCTTGCCGCATTCGGAGGATTCCTTTCCGGAAGCGTTTCCGACAGCGGCACTTTCAGCGGGACTCTTGACCGCAGCCGGATAATGTGCGGCCGCCAGGACGGCAGGTTTCTCTATCATGGCGACGACGGCGGATATTACGGGATATTTCCTGATTCGGAATCGTACCAGAAGGACGGAAGGCTCAATCCGAGGGCCGTGTTTGTGGACATGTCCGATGAAAGCCTGTATGACGGAGGAATGTGCTATGTCGCCGTTTCCGGAAACCGGCTGCTCATGTATTCCGGTACCGTACCCGACCTTCCGGAAAGGGGAAGCGGCGGGGGAACGGATGTTCCGGAGAGTGGCGGCGGGGGAAGGTATGTCGTGCGGTTCGTTCCGAGAAGCTCTGTTTTTTCAGACAAGCCGGCCAAGAGGCTGGAGATAACCGGCGAGCCTTCATATTCCGTTTCCGCACAGCGCATCTATTCGGATGTGAAGGTCGGATATGAAGATCAGGAATATGACTTGGGCAACAACGGCAGGGACGAGTTCAACAGGACAATGAACTACTCCACCGGACTGAACCTGAAGGAGCAGACATTGGATTTTCTTTGTCCGTACCGTGCGGACAGCTACGGATTCCAGGAGCTTGCACAGAAACGGAACGAGGACACTTCCGATACGGAGAGCGACAACAATGTTTTTCTTGTTGCGGCGGACGAAGGGGAGGAGTGCTATAAACCGGACCGCAGCGTGTCCGTGTCGGGTGTGTTTACCGATACCGTCTTTAATGCTTCTCTTGCCCCCCAGTTTCTGGTATCTGCGAATGAAAGGTATCTCGCTTCGTTCGCCCCGTCGCTGATATATGCGTCAAGCAATGTCCTTGAAGGCATCATGATTGATTCAAGGCAGATATACAGGAACTTTTCGCTTGAGAACCCGCTTTTCCGTGAAGGGGACATCAAGGTGAGCACAAATGACATGTCGCTTCCGGAAGACTGGAGCGGATATGTGGAATTTGAGTGGAACGGCCGGACATGCAGAGGATTCGTCAGCGGTCTGGATATAGGGGTCGGCCGTGACGAAAAATTGGAATATGAATTGATTGAGTGTTGACATGTACAGAATAAGCCCTTTTACGCCGCTGTTCTTCAATCCCTCTACTGACTCTACCGGGATAAAAAGCAGATACGTACAGACATTCTCTCCTGAAGACCGCATTCTATTGCAGGTTATCTCCACGGACGGGAACATGTCTCCGCAAGTGTATCTGCATGACGTATTGCATGGGACAAGGACTGTAATAGCCATGCTCTCTTGGAAGATGAATTCTGGGGAAACTCTGTTTTTCCGCGAACTTTTCGGCCTTTATGAAGGCATATATGTTGTTGGTGTGAATGGAATGGAAAGCGAGCCGTTCAGAATTACGCGGAATATCAAGGACACGGTGCTGATACAGTATTCAAACCTCACCAACAGGCTCAGGAGAGATGCCGTCTTTGTGATTGACGGGATGCCCTATTTCTTTGACTTCCGTGTTCCGGGCGGATTTAAGGACGACGACTGGATTTTCGGGGTTGACAACGAACAATACACGACGTCGGAAAATGACGTGATGGATATATACGGCATGGAGAACATGCAGAAGACACTTACTCTTGGAGGACCTGCAGGATGTCCTGTCTGGTTCGCTGAAAAGCTCAACCGGATATTGTGCTGTGCGTTCTTTTATGTTGACGGGAGAAGATATGTCCGTTCGGAATCGAGTGTTCCGGAAATGAATGTCCTTGTAGAGGGATTGAAGTCGTACGTGTTCAAACAGGCATTGCGCCCTGTCAATATTCTGGATCCCGAATTGAAGGAGCGCGTACAGTTTTATTTGAGAAGAGTGGATTCCATGACATTCAGAAGCATTGATGAAGGAAATGACAATAAACCTAAAATGATATGACAGAACAGGAAAAGCAGGAAATAGTAGCCGGTGTGTTGCAGGCGTTGAAAACGAACTCTTTGACTTTGGACCAGTTGTCCGAAACGGCGGAGTGTTCTGACAGTGACTTTGTAGAATTGAGTAAGGGAAGGAAAATCAGCGCAGAAAACCTTTCCAAGCATTTTGTGGACAAGGAGTTTTCCAATATATCCGAAAGGGCCCTTTCCAACAAGGTGCTGACCGGACATATTAACAAAATGACGACGGAATATAACGTTTCCGTCTTTCACCCCGGTGCAGGCATTGGCGGCACAGACAAATACACGCTTGAAACGGCGATAGCGAAGATTCCGGAACAGGTCAGGAACGTCGGGATAAAATGTTCGTTTCTGGACGACGGTGGGAAGCTGCAGACGTGGGAGTACCTGGGCGGCGCATGGGCTGCCGGAAGCTTTTCGCAGGTGGGGGCAGGGAAGCTTTCCGAAATGGACAAGGGCAAGCAGGACAGGCTGACATTTGACGAATCCCCCGTTGAGGGAAGCGTCAACCCCGTCACCAGCGGCGGCATCAGACAGGCGCTTGACGCGCAGAAGAAGGAAGTGGATGCGGCGAAGGACGCTGCGCTCGCCAACATCTCTGGCATGAAAGATGATGCTCTCCAGAACATTTCGGAAAAGGAACAGGACGCAATCAGCAACTTCAACTCCCAGCGAGTTACTCCTGAGATGCTTTCCGAGGCAACAAGGCAGCTCGTGGAACAGTCCGGGGAAAAGACGATAAACAACCTTCCCGACGACGAGGACCTGACCACCACGGGAGGGGAACTGCCTGTGCTGAAGCTGGCTGACAGGGCATACAATCCGGCCGGATTCAGCGGCAAGGGGTATAAGATACTCCGCAGGAACATCGTGGACGGCAGGAACGTGCTCACGCAGGAAATGGTGAACGAGCCTGATACGGTCTATGAGATCAGGTATGACTTCGATTTGGACGGCGGCCAAATCACCATTCCCGAAAACTGCATTTTGAAATTCGAGGGAGGAAGCCTTAACAATGGTACTTTGACGGGAAACGACACTGTTCTGCTGAATGAGAAGGTATTGTGTGCCTACAGCGGAACCTTCCTAAACAATTCCGGAATGATTTCAGGCAATCGTCTTCGTTCCGGCACAGGCGAAGGCATTCTGACGATAACCGGGCAGAAGGATTTTGACGAATGGGCGAACAAGGAAGACAGGGAATCCAAGATTGTTATAGATTCCATTCTCCCGTTGGCCGTATCAGATACCATCGTCCTGAATGGCAATGTGGAGATATATGGCAAGAACTGCACATTGACCTGTAAGTCAGAAAAGTACAGCCTTGCATCGGCGGTAAGCATAAACAGTACCCATTATACCTGCAGGCTGCACCGCAATATAGAGTGCTTCTCCCTGTTCAGGTATAAGGATAAGGTCCTCACCCCCACCGAATCGTCCGACAGGAGCACGTTGTGTAACCTGGTGGACAAAGATGCCGTATATGTTACTGACACCACATTCAAGCTTCCCATATCCGACAATCTGGCGCATCTGTCGAACAAGACATTTTCAAACGCCTTCGGGTGGATTGACAGCTGGTATTTCTGCACTCCCTTCAAGGTAAACAGAAGTGACGGCGAGTATTTTTATTGCGAAAGTTTTTCGGATATTCCCCAGGATGTTTTTGCCAATGAGGTTAACGGAGAAAGAAGATACAGCTCGCCGTTAAGCTATGTTCTATACAACATGGAAGAGTCTTCTGTATATTATGACGATGAATATATACATATCCCCTTGTCCTATGAAGAGATTTCCGTAATACATTTCAACGGAAAGCCTTTGTTTAAGTCAAACGGGTTTTCGCTTAAAGCATTTAATGTCAATGTGGAAGACTGCTGCCAGTTTGCCGAAATCAGTAATTCCTATATGCACCTTGACAATTGTACATTCAATTATGTGCTGGGAACCTGCATTAGGCTTCTTTCCCCTGTTGAGGACTGCGTTTTCGAGAGGTGCAGCTTCAGGAATTGCACCATAAGTCCTTCAGGCAGAGCGTGCATATTGGAAGAAGGGCAAGGCAAAAAAATAAGGGTGGACAACTGCTTCCTCAAGAAGTATGACGATATATGCCTCTATAAGAACGCTTCAGGCGGAGTGATTGTCTGGGGCAGTGAACTGGAGGTCTGCAATTCCACATTCATAAATTTTTGCAGGGACCATGTATATGTCAACAGGCCCAACACTGTCATTTACAACAACAGGATATTCAACACGCACGAATTTAACTCCAAGGCATTGAGGAACCTTTCAAGAGATTTCGGAGGAATATATGTCAATCATTTTTCATTCGATGCGGATGAAATCACAAACAATACTACCAGAGCACTCATACACCACAACATTATATTGAATATTATGGGAAAGGGTGACGCAAGAGGTATCTTTATAGACGACGGCAGAGGGGACGTTGTATGTGAATGCAATATAATTGACGGACAGTTCTTTTCTATAGATGCAAGGAAGGCAGGAAACACCGAGCTTTCATCATGCAGGGTACAGTACAAGAATAATATATTGCTGTCCCCTTACAGGCTGGAATACGGCGAATCATTGACCTCTCCTGACATTCCGGTCCTGTCCGATAACATATGTACATTTACGGAGGATTCCTTGAAAAGCAACGTAACCAAAGCTGGCAACATCTACACCAACGACATACGATATGAAATATCCAATGATACGTGTAATGTCCAATGTGACAGGAAGCTTAACGGTATTATTCATAACAGCATGACAGGCATGTTTAACTTCATCAGCCTATCATCATACATTCCTTTCTCTGTCTATAAGACAAGTGATATTACCGATGCCTGCATTGAGATAACCGTAGACGGTTTGCCGGACCTTTCAACAACCAACAACGTTTTTATCTGCGCCAACTTCATCAATTATGAGAAAAGATACAGCAGAGTCAATGTCAATTTCAATTTAGTTGTATCTACGGTCGCCAACAGTATAAGGGTCATCATGATACCCAACAGCAGCTCAGATAATTACTATTCGACAGACCCAGGAAAAGAAAGGAGTATAATGTATGGGGCGTGCAAGTATGTCCAGGAGAGCAAGCAGGCTAAGTTTTATATAATATCTCTGAACCAGTCCGAGAAGTACACCGGGTCCGACATGTTCCTGTGGCATATGGACGTTGTTTCCAACAATGTCAACGCCACTATTAATTTTGAAAGGAAGTACTATGAGGATATTAAGGATGAGCTGGCGGATTGTAAAACTGTCATATGTCCTATAAGGAGCGTCAATACTGTAAGAGCTATAGTAGCTACGTTGAAAAAGATTGAAGAAAAATATACGGAGATTGACCTGACCGGTGCCATAATAACAAGCAGGGACGGCATTCCTGTCACTTATACTGATGAAAGCATCAGGAGGTCTGATTCTTTATTATTCGGGAGTTTTTGGACAAAACCTACAGAGGAGGATGGCATATCAATTGGATTTCCTTATTTCTGTACCGACAGGCAGACAACGGAAGGCGCGAGAAACGGCATTGTGATCTATTATGCCGGAAACGGCACGTGGGTGGATGCCTTGGGCAGAACAGTGGAATAAAGTCCGGGCGGATGTCCCGGATCCAAAAATTAGAAACTTATGAGAATAATTCGCAACAATTTCATCCCCTTGAGGGGATTCATGGCGGTCAACCTCTTCGGACTGCTGTTCGTGAGGGGCGACGCATACATGGGAGCCGCCGACATCAACCATGAGGAGATACACACGGCACAGATGAGGGAGATGCTGTACGTGCCCTTCTATCTGTGGTATCTTGCCGAATGGCTCGTGCGGCTC